CCATGCCAAGCGTAAAAGAATCGCTGCTGGATCTGGTGAAAAGATGAGGAAACCTGGTACTAAAGGTTCTCCAACAGCAGCAAACTTTAAACGTGCAGCCAAGACTGCTAAGAAATAATGACAACAGCAGCCACTACAGAATTAGAAAGCATCAACATAATGTTGGCTGCTATAGGAGAAGCACCTGTTAACAGTCTTACAGGTACAGTTCCAGTTGATGTACGACTAGCACAGTCAACTCTTACTGAAGTAAACAAAGAGATCCAAAGTGAAGGGTGGTCTTTTAATACTGAAATAGATGTAACTCTTGTAAGAGATGGCTCTAATCAAATTTCTTTATCAACAGATATTTTACGAATAGATCCTAATATTCATCAGCACCCTACGATTGATGCAATACAAAGAGGTCTAAAACTGTATGACAGGTTAAATAATAAGTATGAGTTTACAGAAGATTTAATATGTACTGTTGTTTATTTTAGAACTTTTGCAGAGATACCAGAACCTGCCAGAAGGTATATGACTATCAAAGCTGCTCGTATCTTTGTTGATAGATTAGTTAGTGATGATGGCTTAAGAACTTATACACAAGAAGATGAAATCAGAGCAAGAGCTATACTGATGGAAACAGACTTAGCAAATGGAGATCACAATTTACTAAGAGGAGATCCATCCTTATCAAGTGTCTTTGATACTTACAATCCAGCAAACGCATTAATTAGATAATTATGGCAGTAGTATCAAGAGCAATTCCTACATTACTAAGAGGAATATCACAAGCTGCTGATTCAACAAAACAAGCTGATCATGCAGATATACAAGATAATGCTAACAGCAGTCCTGTACAGGGTCTTGTGAAGCGTTCTGGTACACAGTTTATAACTAATCTAAGTTCTTCTACTGTAGGTAATGTTCATATACAAACTATCAACAGAGATGTTAGTGAAAGGTATGTAGCAATATTTAGTAATGGTGATGTCAAAGTATATGAATTAGATGGTACAGAAAAGACAGTAAACAAGCCTGACGGAGCAAGCTATTTAAGTACTAGCGATCCTAGAAGTAATATTAAAACTGTAACGATTGCAGACTATACATTTGTTGTTAATACAACCAAGACAGTGGCAATGGACACAAGTGTATCTGCTGGCAACATTACACAGGCTATTGTATTTGTTAATCAAGTCTCAGATAAGACTACATATTCAATTACTGTAGATGGTGTAACTGTTACTGATGACACTACAGGTAACTCTACACTTAGTACTACACAGGTTGCTACTGATCTGCAATCAGGTCTTAACTCTGGACTGACAGGTTTTACTATTGCCAGGAACGGTCCTGTTATACATATAAAAAAGAATGATGGCAGTAACTTTTCTATTGATGGTAGTGACACTCAAGGTAATACACAACTTACAGTCGTAAAAAATTCAGTACAAAGGTTTACTGACCTACCTACAGTTTCTCCTAATGGATATATCGTTGAGGTAAAAGGAGATGAAGCTACTAACTTTGATAACTATTACGTTAAGTTTGTAACCAATAATGGCAATGCTTTTGAAGAAGGGCAGTGGGAAGAGTCTATAGAGAAAGGCATCAAGTTTAAATTTAACTACGATACAATGCCACATATTTTAGTTAGACAAGCTGATGGTAATTTTAGATTTGCAAGAGTAGATGGTGATACTTATACCTTGTCAGGAGTAACTTATACCTTACCTAAATGGGGAGAAAGAACTGTAGGTGATGAGATCTCTGCACCTGATCCTTCTTTTGTAGATAATAAAATTAATAACGTCTTCTTCTTTAGAAACAGATTAGGCTTTCTATCTGATGACAACGTAGTGTTATCAAGGGTTTCAGAGTTCTTTACCTTCTTTCCAGAAACAGTCTTATCTGTAATAGATTCAGATCCTATTGACGTTGCAGCTTCTCATACCAAAGTCGCTATTCTTAAACACGCAGTAACTATGGGAGAACAACTGATCCTGTTCTCAGATCAAACGCAATTTGTTCTTACATCATCATCTGATTCTTTGACACCACAAACAGCTAACGTAGTTGTAGCAACAGAATTTGAATCTAGTGATTCTGCACAACCTGTAGGTTCTGGTTCTTCTATTTATTATCTAACTGATAAAGGATCTTTTGCAGGTGTAAGAGAATATATAACTCAGGAAGATGTAGCTATCAAAGATGCAAGCAACATCACTATTCATGTACCAAGACTGATACCAAGTAATATTTTTAAACTAGCTGTATCTACTAATGAAGATGTTTTGGTTCTGGTAGGTACTGATAATCCTAATAAGTTGTATGTAAATAGATGGCTGTATGGTGATAACTTCCAAAAAGTATTGAATAGTTGGTCTACTTTTACTCTTAACTCTTCCAAGTCTATAAAGAATATAGATTTTATTGGTACTGATTTATTTATGGTTATAGAAGAAGCTAACGGTACTAGCTTAGAAAAGATGCCATTTGAAGCAGAGTACAGAGAAGCTAATGCAGATTTTGAATATCATCTAGATCATAAAGTTACAGAAGCGACAAGTGGTGTATCTGTTGCTTATAACGCTACTACTGATGTTTCTACATTTACTGTTCCTTATAGATTAAATGCAACTATGTCTGTTGTAGGTAGGTATCTAGGTAGTGGAGAGACAAGTACTTATGTAAGTACACAAGGCAATACGATAGCTCTTAAACCAGGTCAGGCTTTACAGACTACTAATACCTCTAACGGATCTACAGCAACCATTACAGCTAATGGAGACTATAGACTTAGTAAATTTATTATTGGTGAACCTTACCTAATGCACTATAGGTTTAGTCAACAACGACTTACTGAAGGTGGTAGTGGTAGTAATGCAGGTGAGATAGTAAGTGGTCGATTACAACTGCATCATTTCTATATTAAGTTTGAAGATACAGGATTCTTCCAAGTAGAAGTAACACCTGAGAACAGAGATACATCAACCCATAAATTTACTGGTCGTTTGTTAGGTGCAGCTTCTAGTTCTATTGGTCAGATTAATTTAGAGACAGGTACATTTAGAGTGCCAATTATGAGTAGAGCCGATAGAGTGAATATAGATGTTAAAAATAACACTTTCTTACCAACACAATTATCAAGTGCTGAGTACGAAGCTATGTTCCATATGAGGAGTAGAAGAATTTAATGGGGTATTTAAGACCTTCAAACTTAAAAGATCTTGATTATGTATGTAAAAACATGAGAAAAATGGATCGTCTAGAAGCTTGGTATCAGACAGGACATCAAGGAGAAGAAGCACTACGACTATCATATTTATGGGCTGATAGAACACAGACGATAGCAGGTGATGATGATCAACCTATGGGTATTTGTGGTGTTATTGCTGATGGTTGTATATGGATGATATGTACTGATGAATTATTTAGTAATAAAAAATATAAAATACAACTAATAAGAAAAGGTCGAGAATGGGTAGATGGCTTGTTGAAATCTTACAAAGTCTTATATAATTTTGTATATGCAGAGAATGATTCTGCTATCAAATGGTTAAGAGCTTTGGGTTTTACTTTTATTAATTATCACAAAGAATACGGAAAACAAAGCAAACCATTCTACGAATTTCTGAGGATATCCTAAATGTGCTTTGCAGCATTTCCAGCAATAGGAGGATTAGGTGCAGGTGCAACATCAGGGTTGTTTGCCGCAGGTTTAGGTCTTAACTTGGCTACTGGTTTAGCACAAAGATCAGCAGCACAAGCAGCAGCTAACCAACAATATGAATCAGCTTTAATAGCTAACAGATCAGCAGAACAGGCTTTTACTGCTCAACAAGAAGCCACAGCAGCACAGTTGAAAGAAACACAAGCATCAGCAGCACAAGAAAAATTAGCTAAAACAATTAAAGGATTAGAAGCAAGAGGAGCTATAAGAGCTAATGAACAAGCAGGTTTAACAGTGCAGATGTTGTTACAGAATGAAGAAAGACAAACAGCAAATGCTAGAGAAGCTATTAACCAATCATTAGAATCTGCAAGAAGACAATATACAAGAAATATTAGTGGTCTTGAAGCACAAAGAGATGGTAGACGTAATCAACTACAAAGTAATATTAACCAGGCTTATAATCAGATCCCTTCACTTGGGTCTGTGCTACTTAATGTAGCTTCTACTGGCTTATCCAGTTATGGTCAACTTCTTCCAGGCTAATGACATCTAGTTATCAAAGTACAGCTTTTAATTCATCTGCAAAACCTGTAGATATTTTTGTAGCAGAACCTTCTGTCTTACCTAAAACAGGAGCAGAAGAACTTTACAGTGCGTTATCAACAGTAAACCCTGCTATGCAAAAGTATATAGGTACAAAAATAGCAAGTGTGATTACAGATGAACGTGCTGATATGACTATGGAAATAGCTAAGAAAGGTTTTAAACAAATAACTAAAGAACATAGAAATAAATATGGAGAAGAAGCTACTAATCAATTAATTGGTGGGAGTGTTTTTACACAAGATGAATTTGATAAAAGACAAGCACAAAATGTTGGATTAAATTTAAAAACTGATATAGCAACTCTCTACTCAAATAAGACTTTTAATTTTACAGATAGAAATGGCAACGAAGTAACAAAACCGATAAATCACTTTGCAATAGATAGTCCTCAGTACCAAGAGTTTATACAAGATGCAGCATCTCTTACTGCTGAAAAGACACAGGGATTAAGTAATAAACATTTAGCAAAAGAATTTTATCCTTATCAGCAAGAAACAATACAACAAATTACAGCAGAACACTTAAAAGAAAATAATAAATACAAGTTAGAAAGATATACAAACAAGTTACAAGGACTAATGTTCAGTAACTGGAGAGAATACGATCAAGGTAATCAAGAAAAAGCATTAGCAAATATACAAGACATGATTGAAAGCAGTGTTGATTTAGGTCTTGCCAGTAAAGTTACACCTACAGAACTGTTAAAAATAGCAAAAAACCAAGCATCAAGAATTTTTGATATAGAACAATCATCAGGAGGTAATGGTTACAACGCTGCAAATAAATATTTAAAGATGATAGGTAAATTAAAAACTGGACCTCAAGAATTACAAAAAGATGGTACTTATAAACAACGTGAATTAAGTGAATCTTTTGGTGAAGATATTTTAAAATTTAAAACAAAGCTTGCAGATTCATACGAAAAACTTAAAAAAACAGAAAGAGAACAAGTACAAGCTGCTGAAGAATTTAATATTGAAAGATTTGTAAAACAATTTGCTACTAATAATGATGCGTTGAGTGAATTGTTAAAAGCAAATCCTGATAGAAGAGAATTTATTTTTGATCAGATTGAAGTTTATTCTGGCAACAGAGATGAATTATTTGATGATTTTAATTACAGAGTGGGAATAGGTTATTACGCAAATGATCGTACAAAAATGTTTAATGATCTTGCTGAAATTAAAGCAAAAATTGGAGAAACATTTACTGATGAAGATAGAACAAACTATGACAATTCTTTTAACATAGCTAAAAGCAGTGGTGCAAGTAAGATTCGTAACTACGATACAAGAATCCAACGTATGCACACTGATGCAAAACAACTGTTAGGTAATAGTGGTTTAGACTTAAATACTTTTGAAAAAAAAGACTTTATTGAACCTTATGTTGATTTAAAGGGAAGAATTGATAGACGTATTATTGATGAAGTTATTAATCAACCTGGCTTAACTGCAAAACAAAGAGAAGATACATTTAGAGAGATACAAGCAGATTACGTTAGCAGTATAAATGCAATAAAAACTGGTGAATACAAAGACTCAGGAACATTTGATACTGAAGAAGAGAAAGAAGACAGAATGGAGAAAGAAGCTATACAAGCTATTGCAGATGATTATGGATTAAGTATGGAAAATGCTACTGCAATTTACAATGATGAGTTTGTAGAAACAGTAATAGAAGGAGAAGAAACCCCAGTGCAGACTGAGAATACAACAGATACTACAACAGACGATACAACTACAGAACCAGGTTTGATTGAGTTACTAAGAGAAGGGATTGGTAATTTATTTAGTATGAATGATGATCAAACAGAACAACTTACAACTCAATTAAGCAGCATAAGAGAAAACCTAGATGAGACAAGTGTAGGAATTGTTGACACTATTCTAAATGCTTTATCAGGGCCACCAGCAATGGCAGGTGAAATGCCTAGTGTTCTTGACGAAATAGATATTACACAACCCTTTACTTATAACTCTCTTTATAGACTTGCATTAGAAGTAGGATTTCCACAAGAAGATGCTAAAACTGCTGCTGCTATAGCTTTAGCAGAATCTAGTGGTAGAGCAGCTATAGATACTGTTCAGTCTGGTTTAGATCCAAATAAAGAAAATGAGTTTTCATTAGGTCTATGGCAAATTGATATGCAAGATACTCCTGGTTATATGGTAGGAGAAGAACGCAGACCACAATTCGGTATAGAATCAAATGAAGAACTTTATAATCCGTTGACTAATGCCAAGGCAGCTAAGATACTTTACGATAGAAGAGGTGGTAAGTTTACCGATTGGGCTACCTTTAATGACGGTAAATACAAGCAATTCTTACCAAAAAATTAAATAACAATGACTGATTCCAATTTAATCGAACAAGAGCAAAACACTGTTCCAGAAGGTGCTTTTGGTATAGGGTCAAAAACTACTGATGATTTGACTGAGCAATATAAAAACGTAGAAAGCTCTATTGATTGGAATCAAACTATTGATAAAGAAGATTCTATTAACAGATATTATATGGACGAAACTCCTGTCTCTTTTGTAGATGAAGGAAGTGAGAATGATGTTAATAATCAAGCTTTAAAACAAGCAGCAGGTTTAGGTCTTGAAATAGGTGGTGGTATAGGAACAGATACTTTAACTGCTCCATTACTTGCTGCTCCATTTCCTGGAGCAAGACCTCTTTATTTTGCTATAAATTTTGGTTCTGGATACCTTTCTAATGTAGCTGCACAAAAAGTAAGAGGAGATGATTTTAGTGTTGGTGAAGCTATAGCTGCTGGATTTACTCAGATGATACCTTTCGGATCTACAGGTAAAGGTGTTAAAGGAATAGCAGGTGCAGGTCTTCAAGGTGCTACTACTGCTGTAGGTGAAACAACAGTAAGAACAGCTATTGACGAACAAAGACTTCCAACACCAGGAGAATTTGGAACTTCAGCAACACTTGGTACAGCACTTGGTACAGGTTTTAAGGGATCAGCAGAAGGATTAGAAAAACTATTTACTAAGTATTCTGGTAAATCAGCAAATGAAATAAACAGATTAATTACACCAGATGAAATAAAACAAGTAGACGAGATTTCTAAACAAGCTGATGAATTAAAACAACTTCAAGTTGATGAGATAGATGAAACTGAATTATTTAATAAATTAGAAAACAGACCACCAGTAAAACCTTATAAAACTAACCTTGAAGCTAAACGTGGGTTAAGCAGAGGTGCTGATAATTTAAAGAAGAGACTTAGGTTAGAAGTTAATACAAAAGGTGCTGATCCTAATGAAGTTGAAGCAATAGAAACATTTATCGACACTATTGGCGAAAGAATGTTTGATAAAGAAGCATTGTCAATTACTACA